GTAGCTCGCCAGCTTTCGGTCTATAATGCCGCATTGGTGGACGGAAAGGATGTTAAGGTGGAGTCGCTCTCGGCTTCCTTTGGTTCTGTCCCTGAGCTTCTCGTCACCTATACGCAGTTCCTTGCGGCGGCGTCTGACATACCGATTACTCGGTTCTTGGGTTCGTCGGCAGGTGGCCTGAATGCGACTGGTGAAGGCGACTCGCGTAACTATTACGATATGGTCGACTCGATCATAAACAACACGCGGAAACCCGCTGAACAACGTTGTTTGGATTGGATTGGCCCGAGTGTGTTTGGCTATGAAGAATGGAAACGCAAGTCAGCCAACCTTGTTCTCTCGTATGAGCCCCTTTGGAACCTTGACGCGGTTCAGCAAGCGACTCGTGATGAGATTATTACTCGCGCTGTGGTCTCTATGTATCAGGCTGGGTTTATTTCAGCTGAAACAGCAGTGAACGAACTGAACGCTAGAGAGATCTATGAGACCAAGCTCAAGGCTGAAGAGGCGTTATTAGGCTCTGACCTTGATACTGGGGATTTGCTGGAGGGCAAGGATGCCTATTCAAGTCGCGGGTTCACCCCGGCGGGGACGACCCAACAGACCAATCCGAGCTAGTGGAGTAGGCGGCTCTGTACGGCAAGCTCGTCAGTTATACGCTGAGTTGCAGAAGCTCGTTGGGCCTATGGTTGATGACCTCATGAGCATGGTTCCATGGCTTGAGTCAAGACCCGGCCCGGCGGCAGCCGCTTATGCGCTTCAAAGCAACAAAGAGAAATGGAGACGAGTCTTAGGGCCTTCCATACGAGGCATAGCCGGACGTTGGGTTCACGCTGTTTCAGAGCGTGACAGACTGAAGCTCCAAGCGAGCTTGGCTAAAGCTCTTGGGGTGCCTTTCGTTTCCATCTTTGACAACGACGCCATAAGGGAGACCGCTGAGCTAATGGGAGCTCAAGCTGTTCACCTCATCACCACCGTTCCTGAGATCTATTACGATAAGATCCAGGAAGCCGTGATGAAGACATACCAGCAAGAGCGATTGCCTGAAGGCCGCGGTCTTATTGCTGAGATCCAAGAGCTTACGAAAATAACGTATGAGCGAGCCAAGCTGATAGCAGTAGACCAGACCAACAAAATGCACGGCATGGTCACTCAGACGCGCCAAACGTCAATCGGAATAGAAGAGTACTACTGGCAAACGGCAAGGGATCAGCGAGTCGTTGGCGACCCTACTGGTCTGTATCCGAAGCCGACCAAACTGCATGGAAATCATTACATTCGTCAGGGCAAGATCTTTCGTTGGGACGAGCCGCCAGACGATGGACATCCGGGCTGGCCTATCCGGTGCAGGTGCCATGCCAATCCCAAAATTGACTATAGCAAGTTGAAGCTGCAATAAATGAGGCTAACGTCATGCGGTATTCTAACAGATATAAGTTCCAGAACTGGAGAATCGACTCCGACGGCATGCTTAGGGTTACGGCCAGAGTTTTGGCTGATGGGGTATTTCCCTATCTTAAAGCCGAATCGCCTGATGATGCCAAGGAGAACGCTGAAGGGCTCGTGGGGCAGTACATCCCTGTAAAAGAGTTTACTGATGAAGCTCTCCAGTCATTGGAAGGCAAGCCTGTTATCGTCGAAGATCATGTGTGGAGAACACCTGAGAACACGACTAAAGACGGGCTTACCGTTGGTTCGGTAGCAGGGACTCCCCGAGTCGAAGGCGGCTACGTTGTCACTGACCTTCTCATCACCGACAAGGAAGCGATTGAGAAGATCAAGAGCGGCGAATTGGTTGAAATTTCGTCTGCCTACGACGGGGATTGTTATTCCAAGGAAGGGGTTTACAAGGGCAAGCCTTTTGGGGCAGTCCAGACCAATCTGAGGTTTAACCATGTTCTCTTGCTCCCTGAAGGTGCAGGTCGGTGCGGACCAAACGTCCGTATTGTTAATCATAAACAAACAAAGGAGAAGGGAATGAAAGTCCTTCAGAGACAGTACGGAAACCGTCGTGTCGACTACAAGTTCAATAACGAGGACGACGCGGCCGAAGCTGAAAAGATGGTTGAAGATCAGAAGACCTTCAACGCTGATGCGCTCGCGGAAGCGGTGGAAAAAGCCCAAAGCATCAAGGCTCAGTTGGACGACCTCCAGAGCCAGTACGATGCGGCAATGGCGACCATCGAGGAGCAGAAGGCCACTATCGACGACCTTATGAGCGCGGAAACCCAGGAAGCTATGGCGCAGGAAGCCGCCGCTCAGACTGAAGCCGAAGACGCCATTCTCGACGACGCTATCGAAAACGAAGTGATCGAAGAGAAGGAAAAGGAAGAAGTCAAGAACGAGTGCGCTAAAGCGAAGACCTTCGCCAACCGCCGCAAGATCATCGTGCAGAACGCCATGAGTGTCCCTGCCGAAGATCTCTCCAAGTGGACTCAGGACGCCATTGACGGTGCGTTCGAATCCCTTGCTCGTCAGGCTGAAATTCGGCAGAAGCGCGCCAATAAGCGTGTCATGGGCGGGGCTTCCGCTCAGATCAACAACAGCAAAGCGCAGGGCTCTCTGGACAGAATTCTCCGTCCCATGCGCCTCAACAATGCTCGTCGCAAGGGCGAGAAGGAGTAAGCAATGGTTTACACTCCTCAGAGGGGCTTCGCTCAGTTCCAGTACTTTGATCAGCAAGCGACTGCTCTCGCGGGCATGCTCGCCAACGCCTCGGACATCAATCTGGTTGACAGCGCGTTTGTCGGCCCTGTGGACGCTACTGTTATCGGCGTCATGGTTAACCCGACCGTTCGCAGCAACCGTCCTGGCCTCAACTATGACATCGTGATGCCTCCGGACAGCGCCGCTACCGACGAGTCCTTCGCGGGCATCGTGGTTCGCAACCAGTTCATGCGCACCAACTCCAACGGCGAAGCGTGCTACTTCTTTGAAGACATGGCGAACTACGCTCGTCGTGACCGCGCCGGGGCTCGTATTTGGGTTCAGCTTGCGCAGGGTTCCACCGTGTTTGGTGGCCCGGTATACTGGATCGTTCGCGATACCAAAAATGCTGGCCTGAAAATTGGCGCGTTCTCTGCCGCTCCCATCACTGGCACGGCTACGCCTACCCCCGGCTCCCTGAACGGCGGCACCCTGTCTGTGAATGACGTTAAGGCCGTCACCAACGGTGGCTTTGACATCACTGTTGCCAGCACGCTCCACAAGGTTGCGGCTCTGGACTTCAGCTCGGTCAATACCGTGAGCGACGTTGCTACCATTCTTCAGGCCGCTATCACCACGGCTTCTGTGCCTGTCACCGTCAAAGCGGTCGGCAACGGCGTTGTGCTTACCACGACCGCCACTGGCGCGTCTGCCACCATCACGTTCGCGTCTGCTCCTACGACTGTGGATACCACGGATGCTTCGGCTACCCTTGGTCTCACCTCCGCCTCCGGAGCCACTGTTACGGCGGGCTCGGCTGGCGCCAGCGAAGACACTGTGCTTCTTACCGGAGCGCGTTTCCTCGGGACGTTCACCGCAGGAGAAGCTCCCTGCAACAACATCGCTCTCGTTGAGCTTCTCTAAGGAGATGAAGAATGAGCCTGAAAAGATTCAATAACGCTGCTCCTACCAGCGGCGCGGCGTGCAACGTCACTGCCGCCGATATTGCGTTTGAGCTTACCACCCAACTGGACAGCCAGTTCTATGACGTCTTGTATCCTGACCGTGAATGGTACAACATCGTTCTCGAAGAGCAGATCTACAGCGACATCAATCCCGGCGCAACGTCCTATGCCTACATGAGCCGCAACCGCCACGGCGCGGCGGCCTTTATCGGCCACGGCCCGAACAACGACATCCCGATGGTCGGTCAGTCCATGGGTGCCGTTCAGGTGCCTATCGCCTATGCCGCTGTTGGCGCGGAAGTTACCAACGAAGATGCCCGCCAGTACAGCTTCGGCGTGAACGGCAATCTGGCTCAGGATCTTGGTGGTGCCATGCGCGAAGCGTGTGACAACCTGATGGAACTGAGCATCATCTTCGGTACTCCCGACCTTGGCTTCAACGGCTGGATAAACTATCCCGGCCTGACGGTCATGACTCCGGAAGCTTCTTCCGCTGTCCCGGCCTCTACTAAATGGGAAGACAAGAACGGCGTTGAAATCGTTCGCGATATCAACTCTGCCCTGAACTTCTTGTGGCAGAACAGCCGCACGATCTTCAAGCCGACCACCATCTTCCTTCCCCTGAAGCAGTTCGCCCAGATCACCAACATGCCTATGGTTATCGGCGCGACGAGCGCCTCCAGCGGCACTGGCATCGCCGTCAACGTGATCGACTACGTTGTTACCAACAACGTTATGTATCGCGTGACCGGGCGGGAATTGGAAATCATTCCCTCTCGTTACCTTGAAGGCGCGGGCGCGGGCGGTTCTGACCGCATGGTCATCATGGATCGCCGCAAGGAGAACCAGATCCTGCCCTTCCCCCTGCCGTATCAGCTCAGCGAGCCCCAGCCGAAGCCTCTCGCTGTTGCATGGTACGCCGAAAACAAGTTCGGCTCCTACCATGTTCGTCAGCAGGGCTCCATGGCTTACGTGGACGGCATCTAAAACATCAAGGGCTCCTAGGCGACTGGGAGCCCTTCTCCAAAGGAGACGCAATGATTATCGGCAATCGCTCTGAAACCCCTCGTACCATCTGCATCCGAGAAAAGCACTACCTGATCCCGCCTATGGGTTTTGTGACCCTTCCGGATGATAACAGCACGACCGAAGCTCTTGAAGCCCTCAAGAAGGTTGAAACCGTCAAGAAGCTGATGGACATGGGCGTGTTGGTGTTTGGGGAAAAGGTCAATCCTTATGCGGCACCTGCCAAGGTGAAAGGGCCTCAGCCCCCTGCTGAACTGCTCGCCGAACCCCAGAACGAAAAGGTTTCCAGAGGGAAGCCTAGAAAGACCAAGGAAACAATGCAGGTGTGACCATGAACTGTTCTAAGAAGCCTATCCCAATGGACGGGATGGTAACATGCGTTGACGGGGAGTTGACGTTTGTAGACGAAAAGTTCTTGGAGTTCTATCCGGAGTTTTCTCGTGTTCCGTCCATGTCAGTCAATACGTCGGGTACAACGAGTGTAGCTATTTTGCGTGAATGTTCGTTCGGCCCTATGTTCCAGTTGGCTGTAGGACTTCTTACAGCGCATCGATTGGCTACCTTGTATGACCTTGGTGAGGCGTATACCGAGGGAGGGATGAAGGATCAAAGCTCCTCTGAAGTGGGAACTAACATCTCAGCCGCCACGGGTTCTCTCTCCCAAGGTTCCGCTCCTCTGTCGTTGGTGATGGGAGACGATCCTTTCACCGTCGACTTAGCGGGAACCAAATACGGACTCCAACTGCTCGCGCTTATCAGCACTTGGATACCAGCCGCTGATATTGTTGGCGGCAGACCAATTGGTCGCTTCTTGTACTCATTGCAATGGCCTCCTGTGAACGCAGGGTACTGATATGAAAACGAGCCTGAAGTTGAAACGACAGCCTGTCCAGACCATGGAAGCCCTCCGTAAGATCAAGTCTGCTTTAAAGTACGCGGATAAGAAGGAGGTTGCAGTTGGCTATCCCGTAGACGCTTCGGGACTTGGGGTTCCTGAACCCAACTATGACGATGAAGCCTCGATCATTGAAGTCGCGTTGAAGAACAACTACGGGTTAGGTGTTCCCAGACGTGCATTCATGGACTTGGCTTCTCAATACATGAAAAAGACGTACAAAGAAGTAATGGAAGAGTTAGGGCCTAAACTTCTGAGCGGAGACGCGACGTTGGAAAAGGTTCTAGAGGTTGCCGGACTAGCCGCCGCTGAAGACGTACGAAAGGCCATTACGGAAGGCGAATGGCAACCTAACTCCAAGGCCACCATTGAGAGGAAGGGATCTGACGTTCCTCTCATCGACACGATGACGATGCATAATAGAGCAACTCACATGGTGAGGGATAAGTCATGACAGCGATACCTATGAATTTCGACAAGGTCACGCGAGCTTTCTCCAAAGTTGTTCAGGTTGTTCATTGTGTCGGAAAACACGTGGACGGGGTATGGGAAGAAGAGCAGATTGGAGAGCCCGAACCGCTGAGGGCAATCGTGTTAGCCCTTACTATAGAGCAGCTTGAATTCTATTCCGACGGAAACTCCTCGTCTGGCGGTATCTCCGTTACAACGGACAAGGAGCTGTTCTATTCTGATGTAAACGAGGAAGGACTGGAACACCGTCAAGATTACGTGCTGTACAAGGGGTTCAAGTTCAAGGTCAGGGGAACAGGGTTCATGATGGGGAATACCAATAAGCATATCTACCACTGCGTAAGGTACTTCACATGAGCGATGTTATTCAACTCACTCCTCAAATGGTCAATGTCCTTCTTAAGGACTACTTTGACTCGTTCTTTGGATGGGATCCTGAACCCAACAGAGTTCTTGTTGAAACTCAGGCAGGAACGAGACCGCCAAAGGGATTGTACATCACCTTGTGGTGGAGAAATATCGAGGTCATGCGTCAGGATCCAGGCGGAACATTCTCATGTTCTCCTGATACTGGCCCGATTGAGAGCCTGATAAACCTTTCCCTGTGCGAAGTGCAGGTGACTTTTAGAGGGCCTAGCGCACTTGAAAGTGCGGTAAACGCTCGCTTGTCATTGGGCTCTTCAGCAAGGGCTTTTGATCTATGGAAGCTTCTTGGCTATTCGGGTACGAGTGGAATACAAGATCTTAGCGCCTATTACAATGGCGCAATTCAGCCTAGAAGCTACTTCAACTTTTATTTTTATGCCCTCTTCAACAGAGAGTATCCAGCAGACTACTTCGATAAATCGAAGTGGAATGTTAACGGCATTGAAATCACAATCCCTGGAGAGAAGCCGGTATGCCCGTAGTCAGTTGCGCTAAGACGAGTTTGCCTCGTTCCCTTGACGTTCCTGTGTCCCTGTCTCGTTCTGTCGCCGAAACTGCGACGGATATGACGATGATGTGCTTTGTTACTCCCGGTGTGGCCTTCCCTCCCGGTAACGACAGAGTGCAGTTCTTTTCCACCTTTGACGCTGTGCAAGGCGCGGTTCCCGAGAACTCTGAGGCCATATTCGCGGCTCAGGCGTTCTTCAACCGTTCCGACCGTCCTCAGACCATGTGCATCGGTCGCGTGTTTACAGCTCCGACCAACGGCGCTCTTGTGTCTGGTTCCATTACGCTGAGCAATCTTGCCAACGTTCAGAACGGTGGTTTCACTATCAGCGTGGGCGACACCTCCTACACTGTCGCTAACCTGACCTTTGGCCTGAACCCGACAATGGCTGACGTGACCCGTCAGTTGAATGCTCAGATGTCGGCTTTTGCTAACACTGTTGCCAACGCTGACGGAAAAAGTGTTACCATCACTACAAACGCTATCGGAGATGGAGCTGATATTAGCTACGCTGGAACTCCGACTGAGTTTACTGATGTGAGCACGCTTCTCAAGCTCACTTCCGCCACGGGAGCGTCCATTGCGGAAGGACAGGCTTCCACTCCTGCTAAGCTCACCTCTGGCGAGATTACCTTGGCTGATCTGTACAATGTAACGGACGGAGCCATGACCCTCGACATGAACGGAGTAACGTTGAATCTGCATGGACTCAACTTCGCCACCTATGGGAGCAGTCTGACTCTCAATGAAGTGGTTCAGATCCTTACGGCGGCTATCGGCTCCAACGGCCTTGTGGAAGTGAGCGGTCAGTCTATTGTGATCTCTACGAACCAGAAGGGCGAAGGCGTCACGATTGGCTACGCGTCCTCTGCTTCGTCTATCACCGACCTGTCCGCAATTCTGGCTCTTACCCAGAGCACGGCGGCTTCTCGTATCGATGGTTACACTCCGGGCGGCCTCGTTTCTGAAGTGGCTCTCATTCAGACCGCCGCTCGTTGCGCGGGTCGCAGCGTGTTCGCATGGACGTTGGATCGGCAGTATCGTGATACGCAGGATCAGAAGGATTTCGCTGACTGGGCAGAAGCTCAGGATCAGGCGTACTTCTCTGCCTGCACCAACAGCGTTCAGGCGTACAATACTGCGGACACGACCAACATCGGGTTCTATGCCCACAACAAGGGGTACATCAAGACCTCGGTTATGTACCATAACAATCCGCAGGTGTATCCGGACGTGTCCTACGCGGCCTTGGCTCTGTCGGTCAACTACGCGCTGGAGAACTCCACGCTGACCATGAAGTTCAAGCAGCTCACCGGGATTGAAACTGTTCCGCTCACGGAAACTCAGCTTTCTTCCCTTAAGGCTCGCCGCATCAACACTTACGTGTCCATGGGCAACTCTTCCTCTGTCGTGCGTGAAGGCGTACAGTCGGCTGATTCGTGGTTCACGGACAGCCATGTGAACCTCTCCAACTACAAGGAAGAGCTTCAGGTTGAAGTGTTCAACGTGTTCATGCGCAACAAGAAGGTGAAGTACACCTCCGCCGGACAGGATCTTCTTGTTTCTGCCGCAGCGAAGATCAATAACCGTTACATTCGCAATGGCACTTTCGCTGATCGTGAAGAGGAAACGACCGATAACGAAACGGGTTACACGACCCTTCCGGCATGCACGATTACTCCGGCTCCGATCTACAGCGCAACGACTTCGGAGCGGGCAAATCGTGTTGCTCCCCCTATCGCTATTGTGGCGTATGAGGCCGGAGCCTTCCACTCCGTCGCCATTGACGTCACTGTTTACAACTAAGGAGAAGCAGGAATGCGTACCATTTATAATCAGGCTTCCACGAGTATCGTCGTGGACGGCAACCAGATCTACGACCTGTTTGAAGGTGCTACCATCACGTACACCTTTGACGGCGGCGAAGTCGCCAAAACGCAAGGCACTGACGGCGCGGGCATCAACATTGCCACCAATCAGGGCTCTACCCTTCAGTTCACGCTGAAGGAAACTTCCCGCTCCATTGCTTTCCTGAACAACCTGCGCTTGCGGCAGGAGAATGGCGGCCTTGGTGTGACTGTTGTGGCCAGAACCGGAGCCAACATCCTGCTTACCATGACCAACGCCTACATCAGCCGTCCCGGTCAGCTTGCCACTGGCGACAAGCAGATGGCCGGATTGCAGTTCACCCTGACCACGGCTGAAGACGACATCACCAACCTGACTGTGGAGGGGTAAATGAGAGACCTCAAGTCGGGAATGGGTGAGTTCAAGGTGAACGGTAGAACGTATAAGTTCGACCTCCTGCCTCCCATGGAAGCAATTGACTTTGGGAGCCGTGTTCTTAAGGCCGCTGGCGGAGCCCTCGTCTCTATTTGCGGTGAAGGTGAAGTGCACTACGACGCCATTGCTAAGGCTCTCAGCGTCGTTGAAGCGTCGGAACTCAGTGCGCTCATGAAGGAAGCCCTCAAACGTTCGTATACGCCTGAGCAGGAACCCCTCAGCAACGAAGCTGTGTTCCATTCTTGGTTCAACCAAAACCCTCAAGACCTCTTTGTTGCGGGAGCGTTGGCTGTCTTTGAACAGGTGAGGGATTTTTTTCCCTCTGGGCTGAGTACAGCCGTACGAAACTCCACCCCGCAACGGTAGGTATAAGCGTCCCAGTACCTGACTCCCATCAGGACGTGATCCTAGTCAATCGGCTCCTTAGACATGGTCTTTGCACCTATAAGGAGCTCATTGACGGGACGCTGTCGTTGAAAGACGTTGTATTCTTGATGAAGTGTGCAGACTGGGAAGATTACGCCACGAGCTACGTAAGAGTAATGCAGGAAGGTTAGTATGGCTGTTGTAGACGAACTAGTCACAGTACTCAGTACTGTTCTCGGTGACGGAAGCGAGAAGGCAGTAGACACCTATAAAAAGGGTCTTGATGGCGTTGTTGCGACTGTCAAAGAGGCGACAAAGCGATTCGCAATGGCGGCTACTGGCCTTACTGCATTCGTAGCCGGGGCAGTCAACAGCGCGGCATCCATCCAGAAGGTATCTGAAACCACTGGCGTCAGCACTGACGCCCTCCAGGAATGGGCTTATGCTGCAAAGAGCGTAGGCGTCTCCGCGAGTGCCGTTGAAAGCGACCTCGCTAAGATGCAGAAGCAAGCCATGTGGACGGGTCGCTCGCTTGAATCGTGGGCTGATACGTTCAAGGGCATGAGTGTTCCCCAGGCGAATATGTGGGGTGAGGCCATTGGCATCTCACCTGACACTGTTCGCCTCTTGCGCGAAGGCCGTGAAGGTATCGCGGCCTTGCGCAAGGAAGCCCATAGCGTGGGCGCAGTTATTTCTCCGGAAGACCTAAAGCGGGCGGCTCAGCTAAAGACAAGCGTTATGTCCCTCACGACTCAATTGCGAGCGTTTGGGACTACTATCGCTATCGGAACGCTTCCTATGATTGACAAACTGGTCACTTCCTTCAAGGAGTGGCTAAACGTCAACAAGGAATGGGTCGCAAGCAACATCACCAAGTTCCTTGAGAACCTTGGAAGGGTCTTCAGTGAGCTCTGGGAAGACGGCAAGAAGCTCGTTGATTGGTTCAAGGAAACTCTCGGGCCTATTGGAGACTTCGGCAAGAAGTTGTGGGAGGCAACCGACTGGGCAAAGCTCCTTAAGGGTGCGCTAGTCCTGCTGGTGGCCTATTTTGCCCCCGCAATAGCCGCTTTTGGTTTAGCCGTAGGCGCAGTCATTGCCCTCAGTGCGGCCTTTGAAGACTTCATTGCCTTCTTGGAAGGCAAAGACTCCATCATTGGTCGTCTAGTAGACAGCTTTCAAGAAAAGTTCCCGAACTTGGCTAACCTGCTCAAGAACGTCGTCGTTGTGGCGTTTGAGTTGGTTACTAAGACCGCTGGAATTATGTGGGAACTGCTCCAGAACATTGCCAAGGGCATCGGCGGAGTCGTTGAAACCATCATTACCGGGGTAGACAAGGCCATTGGAGCCGCGAGGCAGTTGTTTGGACTTGAAGACCTGAATGAAGACAAGGATCAAGGGCCTCCGCCTACTCGCCAATACAATTGGGACGGACAGCAACGCAATTACAATCCGTATGCCAAGCCCCAAGAAGGCGAGGAACAACCACAAGACCAGACTCGTCGCAACTATAATCCGTATAAGCAGACGGAACCGACTAAACGCAACTATAATCCGTATAAGCAGACGGAACCGACTAAACGCAACTATAATTCTTACGGGGAAGTCAAGCGTCCTGTAGAGCGCAAACCAGAATCTCCCCAAAAGGAAGAAAAGCCTGCATGGTGGGATACGCCTCAGCGCAACTACAATCCTTATGCGAAGTCGGCATCCTCTTCCGCTCCTAAGAACGTCAGCGCAAAGGTTCAGTTGGAAGAGGCGGGTAAGGAGTTGGCAAGAAATTCCACCGCTATGCAGCAGTCTTCCCCTTCTGATAAGGGGCCTGTTATCGTTCCTAAGACTGAGACTCGTCCTAGCGTCACAAACCGCAATCAAACGAATCAGTCTAACCTGAACGCCAACGTGAAAATTGAGGTAAGAGATCCTTCCGAGATCGGCCCTGCGCTCAAGAGCCTTGAAACAGCGTACCCTGATGCGCAGATTAACACTCCAGGAACCTATGGACCAAGCGTAGGATAGCATGATAGCAGACAACTATGAAGCCACTACCGTCTTCACCAGCGAAGACACCGGGATTGTAAGACAAGGCTCTGTGGTGGCTGGCGTTTCTGTGTCTGTAAAAGAGGCGGAAAGTCACAGCTTCACCTCTCAAATGACCGATATACCCTTGGAATCAGGGGCGGTCGTGTCAGATCACGTTATCCTGCAGCCTGAACAGTTGTCCGTGTCCATTGCGATGACCAATACTAGTGAAAACGGTGATAACTTTTCAGCTTTCGACCAATTCTACGAAATGTTGAACAGCCGCGAGCCTGTAGAAGTTATCACCGAACACTGGATCTACACTAATATGGTGTTGATTTCGTTTACGCCTAACCACACGGCACCATTCAGACAAGCGTACACCGCTGAATGCGTCTTCAAGAAAGCCAACATGGTCACGTTGAACGTAGTCGGCAAGTCTCCTACCAAGTTAAAAGGTGGGGCAAAGAAGACTGGAAGCGGCACAGTCAACGC